GTGGGTCTAGGCTTATGAAACCCGTGTATTAAAAATTCACATACACATATGGGGTGCCAACTTGGTATCCAAAAGAAAAATCGTCGGCCGCTGCACTATAAACTGTATAACTTATAGGGCTAAGGCTTGTCGATGTCAAATTTAGATAGTTGACAAATTGTGTACCATTATAAATGGCTAACGATGAGATAACTGCAAAAGGTGTTGCTTGGTAGAATGGTATTTCTACTTCAACAGTAGGATTAATATATGGGTAAGTGACATGTTGTAACTTACCTAATACTGGTCCTGAGCTAGCTAATACGTTAGGTGCTGCTGGTGATGTGGGCCAAGGTGTCAATGCTAATGTAGTTATTACACGATTAACTGGATTGTTAGCATCGAAACCTTGGAAAAATATTTTATAACGCATTCCACCGCGCCAAAATCTAAATAATCTAGATATGTACGCTACTGCGTTAACCTCATTTGGTTGAGAGGTAAAGTAATTAGGATCAATGGTCAAAACTGTCGTTGTGCCACTGAAATAAAGTGTGGATCTCTTAATGATCTCACGTAAACTGGTGACTGATTCTCCTATACAGGCCGTTTCAGCAAATCCATTGTAATTGCAATCCTTAAGCAACATAACTTGTTCAGGATTCTCACTACGAGTTAATCCTGTTGGATCGCCACTACTTCCAAAACCACCTTGTGTATTAGGTAAAGACACAACGTTTTGGTTTATTGCTGTACGCTTATTGCTTGGTTGTGAGCTAGAAGAACTTACCTGCTTTTCAAAGGGCACAGGTGGTGCTTCATCAACCGGAACACAATTGGAAAATTCTGGAATTGCAAAAGCAAAATCTTCTGTTCCACTAATTCCAATAAGACCTGTTATAGCATTTGGTGACAAACTGGGAAACTTCAATTGATTGATAACATAGACAACCAAACAACCTGTAGTGTTCCAGAAATCCCAAGCTTTATTATCAGCTCCAATTTGTACTGTCGCCCAAGCTACATTATTAACATAAGGTACTGTTAATGTCATTTCATTCTGCATCCTAACGTCAAAGACATCTTTGACTGTAGCTGCAAAATTTGTAGCAGGTGATATGTCAGTAGGTGAAGCACCAGGCACAAAAGCAACTCCAACACGACCACTATAAAATCCATTTTTGACAAAATCGAGTTTATATTTGATCGAACCCCTCCATAATCGAAACATTGAAGTGACATACCCCAATGGCGTTGTAGCAACATTAGCTGGATCACCTCCAAGTGTATTTGGGTTATAACCTGGTGAAACTGGAACAACTTTGAGTATTGTACCTACAGCATCAAGTCCCGACCACGTAAATGTAGTCAACAAACTCTCTTTTGAGATAATTCTATGTATGGACATTTCATCTACAGATGAAGCGAACAAAGTATGATCTTGCTGTAATGCATTCAAAGGGTGTGCTGCTAATTTTGTTGAGTCATCTAACCCCACTACATTAGTAAAACCTTTGGTAGGTATGTTTGTAAAGAAACTCATGCTCGAAACATTGGACTCCTTACAAAAACCAAAATGTTTTGCAACACTATGGATTCCACCAGAAATAGCACTAACCATAGAAGCATATGGACCGACTAAAGGTATAGATTCTAAAGCATTTGACACCTGGAAAACTTTACCTGAAAATTTAGTTATAACACCTTCTTCACTCTTGGTAACAGATTCTGCAACAATTTCTTTACCTGATTGTGCAAAAGGCATTGGAGCTGTTTGTGGTGTAGGAACTGACAACGTAATATCGTCAAACCAAGCAAACACTGTAACATCACAATCTGAAGCATCAGCTGAGTTATAAGGAACAATGGTTTTGAGGATCAAATCACCCATCTCTCCAAAACCATTCAAAATATCATAAGAAGAGAATGGAGAGCAATACGGTATAAGCAAGTTAGCAGCTTGTCCAGATCCAATATCTACAAAAGCTCCAGGATAACCAGAAATTGAGGAAATATTGTTGGCATAATTTCTAACACCAACCTGATCTTCGTAGGGTGCGAAGAAAGCTAAAAATCTTCCTAACGCATAAGGGGATGCGTTTGTTACAATCTTGATGTGAACATTAGCTCTAAGAAACCGAAAGTTTTTCAACTTATCCGCATACATAACATTGGACACCAAAATATCAGGGAAAGATGCAGTAAACAAAGTGTCCAAGCTAGCGCCACCATTACTCAACGTAAAAGCAGACACTTGAACAGGACGTTTAAGAAAACTAATCAAAGAACGATCAGATTGTTCCTCAGCATCTTTATTATGTTTTGGGTTTTGCGTCATGTTTTCCTTCTTGAAAACAAAATCAGTAGCATCATCATTGAAAGTGGTCAATTCAAATTGTTCTTTACCACTTTGTGCTGATGGTATTTCATCAACATCACTAAAGGCTTTAATGGAATAGGAACCCACAACAGCAAGACTGGACAAATAACTTGGGGGTGTTACCTTGTTATAGATACCACCAACACGCCTCAGAGATTCCTTAATACGTGTAGTGAACTTTAAATAAAATTCTTTACCGTGCAGTGACGCTTCAATACAAGCTGTATCCATTTTCTCACAGAAAGCTGTAAAAGGACTTGGACTAGTATTAATCCAGGACACCATTTTGACCAAAGTGTCTTCACTCAAAGGGGCAACCATACGACCTAAGTCTTTATGGTAACGAAAACTTCTTTTGAGAAAGTCAATGGTTTCAATAGTTTGGAAAGTAACTTTAGTTATTTCATCCTTTGTCGCTGTTGTATATTTGACACCTGTAGGCAATACTGCATCTTTAATAGTCAATGGATTAAAAAATTCACTAGCTACATCAGAAACACCACCTACAGTGTCGTCACCGTACACGGCCAATGCAACATGTGCATCAAAACTACGCATACTACAAAATTCAGGGGCGACTTCGTCGGTTATTGTCAACCAACCGTAAGCTAAATAATAAAAAGACAGCAAACTGTTCATCAATGATGTTAAAGGACAACCACTAGCCATATTTCCACTACGTGAATAAATGACAGATCCGTAAATAATATGGCAATTTGCAATGCTAGACCACAAATTGCGCATTATGGTTGCTTCTTGTTTTGTACAATCACAACATCGTATTAACACTTCATTAAGTTTGCGTAATACATGATTTGAATGCGAATATTCAAAACCTTCAGCGTCAAGCGCTATAAGATTGCGGTGTCCTTTGCTAAGGACATAATTGGTTAATCTAACCCAATCATGACCATAAGGATTCATACCAACAGCAATACCATTAGCAATATTATTCCGCATTATCCAGGCGGTTATTTTCCCATAGTACATGCGAACGGCTACTGTAGTTGCAATAGGGCAACCAGCAATAAGTCGAACCATTCCATCTAGTAATTTAGCTTTAGGTCTCAATTCATCCTTAACGAACAGATTGAAAACTGATACAGGAACTTCAACTTTGCATTGCTCAACCAGTGCTTCAACTTCATTTTTAAGCTTAGCCATTTTCTTGCTATCATTCAGGAATAAACCTTTATTACAGCCAGGGTACATTTTAGAATAAGGCCAACCAGTAGATGTTGTTCTAGGCATAGGGTCCACAAAAGGTTCACCATGTATACCTTCCCAAGCTTCTTCAAATGTTAGTGTCCGGTAGTATAACGGATGGTTGACATTCATCAACTTATCGTATATACCATCACATATCTCATCCGTTATTTGTTCAGGAGGGTGGTAATGCAACTTGGTTTTCTTTTTAAGAACATGATGAATAGCATCTTGTCCTGGTGAGAAAACCGCACCCGCGTAACTGCTTGGAAAAGCAGTATCTGCTGAGAAATCCTCCACAATAGGACTAGGTATCAACTTGGTTTTGGGTATACCCGTTGAAGTCTTAAGGTGATTGGGAACTTGGTACACGGCATTGAAACCTACAACCTCATCCAATAATGATGGTTGTTCCGTTGCTAAAGGCACAACAGGAACTATGAAACCTTCGTAACTTTGACTATATGTATCATTTTCAAAAACTGTTAACATTTCCTTAAGATCCTCTTTGGTAACAAGTTGAGAATAACCTGTTCCATTAGAACTACCGGCAATATGATAGCCTATAATCTTAGCTGACATTTTATCGGAATCAACAAATAAAAGAGAACCACAGTCTCCATCATTGGTATTGGCTCTATAACTAGCATAACTAGTGCACGTTATAGTTTCTAATTGAGGTGTTGTGTATTTAAGTCCAGTGGCACTATTGACACGTATATCGTCCATATATAGTATCTTGCTGGGGCTCTCCTCTTTAATTGAGGGGCGCAATAGATGACCTTCTATATGATCAGGTACTGTGAAACCCCTATCAGGAAAATTGTCTACAATATCACAATGTGCGGGTAAAGCTTCAACTCTAACAAGCATAAGGTCCATATTTGGATTCTTATGGGTCACTAAGTCACAATCGGAAGGCACTAAATTAGCAATGGGCTTCCGAAGGTAGTTATATAATGTTATAGAATCTGCAACATCAGGATCAAACACATAATGCAAATGTCTAGGAAAGACAAGTACATTAGATTTGCAAAAGAATCCATTACATAATATAGATGTCTTCTTTTGTGTGTTTTCAAAACGGGCCGTAACTACATTACGACGGAGAACTTTGTCAGTGAGATCTTCCGACCGTCTATCACCCACTTGGGTAACAACATAATCTTCCAATTTTGGATCATATTTATAATCTCTTGCCTTACTACGTGCCGTATATTTACTATGGTCACTCTTCTTCGGTTTGAGATTTTGGTTTTTCTTCTCCTTCATATGTATCTCACGTTGTTTATTAACATGATTTGCAAGGTCTGTTGAAACATCAAAAGATTGAGGCATAGCACTAATCTCATTTCCTGTTTCAGGAAAGAATATTTTGGACAAATCCGAGCCCCACTTATAAACAGCAACGACACCCATAACCACAGTTATAAGTAACACTGTGGATTGGGTGACTGTGCATTTTGAAATATCTTTAACATAATCCCACGAGGTCTCAGCAAACGTATATCCCTTGGTTGTTAACCTATTGAAACCGTTGACTATCAGATCCAACTTGCCGCCACTCTCGCTATAAATTTTATTGCGTATACTTTCAAAAGCACTTAACGCCTTCTCAGTATCTATCTTTTCTAAATTAATCTCTTTATGTAGAATATAAGCTTTATGATTTTGATTAGACATGATGACATGTTGCTTGTTTTGCTTAGGTGCACCACCATCAAAGAAAGGATCATTATTTATATCATGAGGATTCTTTCCATGGTCCAAGTTTGGAATGACGTGCAAGGTCAACAAATCAAGACACATAGCATAACTATCGTTGTGTTTAGAATTGTCATAAAGAGTTGTGTTCCGTATCGATTCATATTGGTCTTGTTTGACATTATAATTGAACAAAAACTTCTTGTAACATTGGACACAATCTTCATACGTTAAATTTATAACCATCGTATTAAGCCGGTAAGCATCAATGTGCGTGGGCACTGTCGTTTCACTCATAATATCTTCAAGTTCATTTAAATACGCAGCTGCGCCTTCAAACTTAACAGATTCAACTTGCTCATCCTCCTTATTAGTTCCTAGAACTCTAGAAAAATAAGAAGCGGATTTTGCCTCACTCTTAGCCTTATTACCGATCACACCGTTAACACGGTCGTCGCTGAGCCAAGTAAATTGTGACATTTCCGATGATAATCTAAAATGTTCTTGGAAAAGATTTCGCTTTTCAATCAACAGTTTGAGTGTAGCACTAAAAGTTAACGTTTCAACAAAATTACAATTGGAATCTATCACTTTAAAAGATAAATCCGTAAAAGGATCAATTTTGTCAATACGACCTTCTTTCAACACATTAAATTTATTACGGCCCCAACCTTCACACGTGGAGGTTACTCCTTGTTTGAAGAAAGGGACTAAACTAAAATGAACACGTCTATCGAATGCTTTAGTTTCTATAAGTGAAGAAAGGTCAAATTGTCTACAATTAGTTGTGAGGAAGACAAAATCGAAATCGGCTTTCGCTCGTGATTTCTCTTCGGCCAACTCCACAGGCAACAAATACTTGTCAGAACTAACTATATTTAAGAAATCCGCCACATTGGGATCAGGTTGATTAGAAGGACTTCGTGTGCTACCAAATTCATTAATAATGCAGAACCGCTGTCCAGATAATCCTGACCAAAAAGCACTCGTGTTATTCCTAGTTATGACTCCTTGTGGCAGCTCGCAAACTTTCGCTAGGGCTAAACGTAAAAACGTTAAGGCTATATTTTTCCCAATACACGGTGGTCCTTTAAGACAAACCGCAACTGGTACAACACGTAAACTGTCAATTTCGGGTGCCATATCACCAACTTGCGTAGCAAATTGCGATACTGTAGAGTACATCTTACTAAAAACAGGGAATGCTTTCATCCTGCTGGCTGGCATACGTGCCAACAAGCTGTCAAATCGCGCTTTAAGTGATGTGACAGAAGATCTAACAGTATAATCTAATCTACATTTTTCCAAAAATTCAGGTCTAATAACACGGTCATATTCTTTAATCAAGTCAGCACCGTCATCTAATAAACTAGCGAGTTCTTGTTTCTCCACATCAACCCCATGTACACACAACATATATCGCGTCCACAACCAAGCCACCACTGCACTTGAAATCAGTGCGACATTTCTACCCAAATTGACGGAACCGTTAGTAAAACTAACAAATTCTTTAACTTGTTTAGGAACGTCAAACCATGAACCTGCTTGAGCGGCAGGATTCACAGGAGGCACATTTTCCTCCACTACAGTGGCTTCAGTAAAGAAGACTCTTGATGCTACATTTTTGGCTGCACCATAGATAACATTAGTCCTATAAGTTATTGCATTAAAGACGTGTGTTATCATGGTTTTTGCCAGATCCATGTAATCAAGGGCAACGTGTTTGTTCCACCATTGTTGGAAGATGATAACTAATGTTGCAGCACAAGACACCACATTAACTAGGGTAAACCCATCATTAAAAGCAATGTAAATGTCAACAAACAATTTGAAACCATGTGTTAACCACATGGCACAACATGTAAAGGGTGACAATTGAATAAATCTCTTGACAAAAGCATCATAAATTTCTTGCATTTTGTCAATGAAACCAGAACCTTGTGATTTAGGTGTCCATGCGTAATATTTGAGTTTGGCATAGACTTCACTAATAAGTCTGATCAACTGGTAAAAAGTTTCACTAAGGAAACCTGTTACGACGGAAACTTCATGTTTTATCTTATTGAAGAAACCGTCTTCTTCATCTTTTTCAGAACAAGGAATACCCAAATCTCCGAAATCGGAATTAGGGCCCAAGATAATGGAATCCGTTTCAATGTTGAGATCTGCATCTAACTTACATAAATCGCAAGCTTTGATGCCAGGTAATGACAACATATTTGAATCAGCGTCCCATACATATGGAGGGCAGTCACATGATCGTGCGGCTTCCTTAAGTTCTGGTAATTTCCTTAAGTCGAGCAACTTCTCATGAGCACTCTTCGGGAGAGCTGTAAGGTCAAATTTAATTTTCCAAACAGTTTCCAAAATTGCTAGCTCATTAGGAGTCATTTCTTGCTCTTCTTCTTCTCCCTCAACGACATACTTTATGGATGTCGAAGAAGTTGAAGACGTTGGTGGAAAACTCAAAGTATCAACGTCCTCAGGTGAAAAGATTTCCATTTTCCCGGACTGGGCGGAAATATCATGAATAGTTAAATCTTGATTATCTTCGGTATCAATATACTTAAGATAATCAGGGTCTTGGGCCATATCATAATAATCACGCAATCCAAGGTTATGAACAGTTGTTATCGTTTTGACACAACTATCATTTCTTTTTCTTTTCTTTTCAATTTTTGTTTTTGGGAGTTCTGGTGCTAATGCAACAGGACTCAATAAATCTTCAAAAGAAAATTCTTCAAGGTTAGGGAAAGGGTCATAAGACTTACTTTCCTGACCTAAATCAACGTCATCATCTGGTATGGTGATGAGATTGAGAAAATTCTCGGAAGGTTTGTTTTTTCTGATAACTCGCGCTGTTTGCAACGCCAGCGAAACCTCAGTACGTTTCGCTAATGTAAATTCACTCGTTTTATTGTTAGTTGTATTTTTCATGGTTGGTTATTTTAAAGCTTTAATCGCTGTTGATACCAGTAACAATTTAAGACGCTCGGCAAGTAATACTAGTAATGAATTATTGTAAATGTTTAATTATAAGGGGCGGGACATAAGGCGTGGTTAATGAGGATGACACTTCGGGTCAATCATTCAAAGGCACATTAAACCAGCACATCACATAGAAAGTTGAATCACTCAAGAGACAAACTAACTGCATCGTTTCACTCAAGAAACAGAACAGTCCTATGGAAGTAGAATTGGCTGTGTATGTGGTGCCCCTATAATTAAAATTTGCAATAAGTCAGTACTAGTAAACCCCGGCACTTTCTTAAATTGTTACTGGATCTCTC